AATAAAAACTTTGAAACCATACTCTAGAATGTCACAATGTGCCATATGTCTCAATGAGGTAAGGTCAACAAGGACCAATACCCCGATCCGTTGTGGACATATGTTTCATTCCCACTGTCTAGAGGAGTGGAAAGGTAAAGGTAAGAATACGTGTCCCCTATGTAGAAAAGTGTTTGACGTTTCACAATTTAAGGTTACTGTCACGGTTCAGAACAATTACACAGCACAGTCTAATGCTGTGTCATTGGAGAGTGAAGCCGTTTTCAATATAATGGATATATTTGATATGTCTTTTGATGTTGAAAATACAGTGGATTTAGACAGTCTTCTTGCGGACCTTGGGGTGAGTCTTTCCGACCTTGATGCCCTTGTCCTTGACGCAGAATGAGCTACAGTATCGCTCGTAGTTTAGACCAGGATAGTTCCTATCCGCCTTCCGAGGATCTTTAATCGCCTTGCCAGATGCATCAACCAGAAGCGGTCCCGTCGCCCACCCCCGCTTGTGGCTGAAGACATTGGCTTGGAAAACAATTCGCTTATTTGGTGCAAATTTACCAGCACGCTTTACGCGAGAGACTGGAACTTTGAAGAACTTTGCCACAGACTCTTGTGTGTCACCAGGTTTAATGCGATACTCCACAACACTGTGTTGAACATAGAAGTGGAAGTCGCCTTGACGAATGTAGTTTGTTGGTCTTCCAGGACACACAAACATCATGACTTTATAGTATCCCTTCTTACACTTTTCATTGGCTTTCACACGATAGATCTTTCCGGGGTTGTCGGAAAGAACCGCCTTTGGAAGTCCGGTGCAAGTTGTGTAATCATTTGGTTTATTTGAGAGACCCGAACGATCACCTGGGATTGATTTTTGCCACCTGTAGGCTTCATAGTCACCAACGGCATAGGCATAGCAGTTGTTGTTACCTATACCAGTGGCAGTCCCCCAACGACGGTTGGTGAACTTTCTTTCAGAACCACTTGTGGGAAGAAGGTCCTTTTTCATTTGTAGTTGGTACAGAAAAAAATATAGCTATTTAGTAAAATGCAAGTCCTCGACCGTGTCGCCAAGTCTGAAACCAAGTCGGATATGCTCACCGAGCTTCTCCTCTTCATTCTCAATATTCTCATCGCGACCTTCGTTCTCCGATACGCGTGGAACCGATCCCTCGTGAAGCACATCACCATTCTCAAGCCAATCTCTACCATGCTTGATGCTTTCATCCTTGCCTTGTCCCTCAGCATTGTTCGGGCTTAAATCTCACTGTAACCCACAATCTTTTCGCCATTAGGGCTCACGAGGGTTGGGAAGGCTTCCATACCTGAACAACCCTCCTTATCGCAATCCACAAATCGGTGGGGTTTGCCATTCTTCTTCATGTAATCTAACTGTTTACGAGTCCATCCACAGCCCATGGTCCCGTAAATAGTCCACTGTTCTCCATTTGAAACTGACGCACCGACGGTAACATCAAGGCGTCTCTTTCCTGTTTGGGAGAGAATCAAAAGATCAATGAGTATGAGGAGAGCAAGAAGCCACATAGTTTTATTATGTACAAATATAATAAATGTCGTCAACTGTATTGTCTATTGGAAACAAAAATGTTACGCTCAAGTACACCAGAAAAATGCCTCGTGGTGAAGTTGAACGGATGAAGTCATTCGTTACAAAAGGTGGGGTAAAGCTCATCAAGACACCAAAGTTCAAGATACTTTCTGTGGTTGATGAGGGTACGAAGAGGGTTTTTAAAGTTGTACTTTGATTACATATTTTTTATGAACTTACACATTTGTTCCTTAGTTATTTTTGGATCTAACTTGAACATCTTAACCAAATCTTCCTTTTTGTAGAGACGGCACTTCTTCTTTTCAATCTTGAGGTCGCCGTTCTTGTTTATGAAAACTCTTAGTTTTGGTTTTGGTGTCACCACTTTCTTTTCAGTTGCAATCTTTCTTTCTATGCTACGAACTTGGTTCATGACAGATGGATCGCGTTTAGCAATACCAGGTCTCTTTGGTGGCATCTTCTTCTTTGCGGCTTCTTTTTCGAGAACAGCCTTGGCACGGCGAATGGCACTCACAGTAGCGGGTTTGACGACAACTTTTGGTTGTGGTTTGGGTGTCATCACCTTCTTTTTAGGTAAAACTCGTCTAAGAATGCTAACTCTCTTCTTTGATTGAAGGAATGGGTGATTCAAAATTTGATCATAGGTGGGAAGATCTTCGTGCTTCACGGGGCGAAGACGTCTAGATGTAATATATGGATTGGTTGAACCAAGGTATTTTTCTGGAAACAAATCTTTTATGAATTGCTTAACCTTTGTCAATTTTGTGTAGGTATAAATGATATTCATAATGTAATGAACATCATACATGTAATGTGATCCCACATAAATACCATCGTTTTTGTATTCGCCACTCGCGACATTTGGATTTCTAATACCTTCAATCGTTGAAAGACCAAAATCAATAATGATTGGTTTGTTGCCTTCCAATACAAGGATATTGTTCCAGTGAAGATCGTGATGTCTAAACTTTGGATACTTCTCGTGGATTCTCTTCAAGTTCTTAACGAGTTGTGAAATTAGGGAGCGGTAATCTTCGGGTGATTGTGGTTTTTTCATCCATTGTTGAAGAGTTTCACCTTTGACATACTCGAAATAAAGAACATCAACAGTACCACAATTCTTAAAGTGATACATGCGAGGAACGCCCATACCCTTCAACTTTTCCGCGATACGATATTCCATCTTAGCAGTGGGTTCATCAGTAACTTTCATAGCAATTTTTGTGTTACATTTATCTTCTAGGCAACCATAAAATACAGCACCGTGAGCCCCCTCACCAAGTTTTCTGAGGTTCTTACCCTTTTCAATACGAAGACCCACATTTGAGAAAAGTTCTTTTGGGTTGCACGCCTTCTTCCCACGCAAAAATTTCTTAACTTCTTCGCCGACCGCGTTCTTCTGAGCATTGGTCTTGGCATTGTTGGCAATATGGACAAGGTCCGAAAGCTTCACCATACTTATTACAAACTAAGAAAAGTTTTTAGTGACTCTGGCCAATACTCTTCGTCTCCGTATTGAGCGTATATTTCTTCAACAAGGGCGTCTTTTCCCCGATATCCCATAACATGCTCTATAATGTCTAAGTTTTCATTTGCGATCGCACCCACCATAGTTGGGTACGAATAGAGCTCCATAATTTCTTCATACTTATGAAGACTGAATGCAGTTGAACATGTATTCATGAAAACCTCAAACATTTCAGTGGCAACCTCCTTGTCTTTGTGTGACGCAATCCAGTATGTCATGTAATCTTCATGTTCAGTGGAACAATCCTCAACTCTCAATTCAATTTCATAGAGGATTTGGTGTTCGTTGGCGCAAAGAATTGCGGCGTCACCGTGTTGGATGGCTCGTGCTGCTTCCATTTTTGGTTTGATTTTGTTATTACAAAGTGTGACTTAGGTTACTATAAAATTTTCATCGTACCATTTTGAAACCTCTGGGGCGTCAATCTCATGAAGTAGTCTCTCCAGATATATTTCATCTACATGACACATAGCATGTTCAAGTAATTTTATATTTTGAATCTCAACTGAACCACGCATGAGTGATTGTCCCATAAGCGCCATTATTTCACCCCAGTGGTATGGGGACATTTCGTCGCATACACTCTTAAATATCTGAAACAATATACGCCCTTTTGTATGATCTTTGTGTGATCCTATCTGATACATGAGGTAGTTATCAGTCTCATTCCTCATTTCATAATCAATGTACTCAACAATTTCTTTACCCCATGATTTAAGTTCAACATAATCACCTTCTTCAATAAGTTTTAAAAGATCTCTATAGTTCTTCTCATGACACATTTTAGCCCATATTTTTGTAAGTGAAAAGTTACTTAGGACATTGAACATCTATTCTTAATTCTTCATGAGAAGTTTATCTCTTCTCATCAAGAAATGATGGATTCGTATTTTTCATTACAATTTGTATTTATTCTTCATCTACTTCTTCTTCGTCAATCTCAATATCTTCGTCAACTTCGCCGGCATCTGGGAGGTCAACACCTTGGAAAGCAAAGGATGGGAGCTTGGTGGATTGCTCAAGGAGAGCTTGTTGAAGACGGATCGTCACACCAAACTTGTTGTCAATGAACCAAATGGAACTGACATCAACAATAGCCATAGCCTT